AGCAAGCTATTACTGAAAAGATTCAACGTCTTTTGGGTGCGCGAGAAGGTAACACTATAGATATAACTCCCGAAGATGCGCTGGAGTTAGAGCTAGGGATCAAGGAAGTTGTAGAGGAAGGGGGTGAAGATGAGCCAGATGTCCCCGAGTGAACTACAGAATCTGTTAAATGCAATACCCCACCTGCCAGAATCGCAACTACGTGACCTCTATGCTAGCTTAGAAGAACACGAACAGATTAAAAGCAGAGAAGACTCACGTAATAACTTCATGGATTTTGTCCATACGGTGTGGCCTAACTTTATTAATGGGGCGCATCACGCAAGAATGGCGAAAGCGTTCGAACGAGTGGCGCGTGGCGAGTGCAAAAGGCTCATAATTAACATGCCACCTCGTCATACCAAGTCAGAATTTGCTAGTTATCTGCTTCCAGCGTGGTTTTTAGGCAAATATCCGCACAAAAAGGTCATTCAAACGTCCCATACAGCCGAATTAGCGGTTGGTTTTGGTCGAAAAGTCCGAAATTTGGTGGATTCTGACGCTTATCGGAGCATTTTTAACAAAACTAACCTACAAGCGGACTCAAAAGCGGCTGGTCGATGGAATACTAGCCAAGGTGGCGACTACTTTGCGATTGGTGTGGGCGGTGCTGTGACTGGTAAAGGCGCAGACATACTAATAATAGATGATCCACACTCAGAACAAGAAGCTGCACTAGCTGAAGTCAACCCAGAAATCTACGACAAGACATACGAGTGGTATACATCGGGTCCACGCCAGCGTTTACAGCCGGGTGGCGCTATTATTATAGTGATGACCCGTTGGTCAAAGAAAGACTTGACCGGTCAGGTACTAAAAGCAGCGGCGCAGCGCAGCGGCGAAGAGTGGGAAGTGATTGAGTTTCCTGCAATCCTGCCTAGCGGCAACCCACTGTGGCCTCAGTTCTGGTCATTGAAAGAACTTACAGCGTTAAAGCAAGAATTGCCCAACCAGAAATGGATGGCGCAGTACATGCAGAACCCTACGTCTGAGACTAGCGCGATAGTAAAGCGTGACTGGTGGCAGATTTGGGAAAAGGATGAACCGCCGTTTTGCGACTTTATTCTGCAGTCTTGGGATACGGCGTTTGAGAAACACAACCGCGCTAACTACTCAGCGTGTACGACATGGGGTGTTTTTTATCAGGTGGAAGACAGTGGATATTCCAACGCCAACATCATCCTTCTCGATGCTTTCCGTGATCGACTTGAATTCCCATCGCTTAAAAAGAAAGCCATCGAAAACTATAAAGAATGGGAGCCAGACTCCATCATTGTGGAGAAAAAGGCAACGGGATCGCCGCTGATATACGAGCTGCGAGCTATGGGCATACCTGTACAAGAGTTTTCCCCCAACACAGGTAACGACAAGATTAGTAGATTAAATAGTGTTTCTGATTTGTTCGCATCAGGTAGGGTCTGGGCGCCCGGTACTCATTGGGCAGAAGAAGTAATTGATGAGGTAGCCAGCTTCCCCGGCGGAGAGTACGACGACTATGTTGACTCTGTGTCAATGGCGATGATGCGGTTTAGACGAGGCGGTTACATCAGGGCGATGCTTGATGAACCAGATGAAGTGCGCGAGTTCAAGCGCAAACGAGCATATTACTAAGGAGCCATTATGGCGACAAACTTTGACAAAGCCCTTTATACCCGCCCGTTAGGTATGGAAGAGGAAGTAGATACAGAAGAACCTGAGATGGAAATTGAGATTGAAAACCCAGAAGCGGTACACATGCGCATGCCGGGTATTGAGATTGATATAGAAACCAGCGAACAGTATGACGACTTTTCAGCGAACTTGGCGGAGGAAGTTGATGAAGATGAGCTAGAGCTTTTGGCTGCTGATCTGCTATCTGACTTCCAAGATGATACGGATAGCCGCAAGGACTGGATGCAAACATACGTTGATGGCTTACAGCTATTGGGTATGAAGTTAGAAGAAAGAAGTGAGCCGTGGGAAGGCGCGTGCGGGATTTACCATCCGTTGTTAGCAGAAGCATTGGTTAAGTTCCAATCGGAAACGATTATGGAGACGTTCCCAGCGATGGGGCCAGTAAAGACAACGATTATTGGTAAGGAGACGCCAGAGAAGAAAGAAGCGGCTGAGCGTGTAAGAGATGATATGAACTACCAACTGACCGAAATAATGGTCGAGTATCGTCCTGAACATGAGCGCATGTTGTGGGGCTTGGGTCTGTCAGGCAATGCGTTTAAGAAAGTGTACTTCGATCCCTCGCTGGATAGGCAGGTATCTATATTTGTACCCGCAGAAGATGTGGTTGTACCGTACGGCGCGTCTAATTTAGAGAACGCTGAGCGTGTCACGCATGTGATGAGAAAGAACAAGAACGAGCTGCGCAAGCTGCAAGTGGCTGGGTTCTATAGAGATGTTGAGCTACCAGAGCCAACTAATGTATTAGATGAGGTGGAAAAGAAGATTGCGGAGAAGATGGGCTTCCGCGCTACATCAGACGACCGATACAAGCTCTTGGAAATTCAATGCTATTTGGACTTAAAGGGTTACGGGGACAAAGATGAGAAAGGCAAAGCTACCGAAATAGCGTTGCCATACATTGTAACTATAGATAAGAACAGCCAGAAAGTTCTTGCTATCCGTCGTAACTGGCGTCCTGAAGATGAGACTAAACAGAAGCGTAATCACTTTGTTCACTACGGTTACGTGCCGGGGTTTGGCTTTTATTATTTTGGTTTGATCCATTTGATTGGTGCGTACGCTAAGAGTGGTACATCTATCATCCGTCAGTTGGTTGATGCAGGTACGTTGGTTAACCTACCCGGTGGACTAAAGACTAAAGGCATGCGCGTCAAAGGTGACGATACTCCTATCTCTCCGGGCGAATGGCGTGACGTTGATATTGCTAGTGGATCGTTGCGTGACAACATCTTACCTCTTCCATATAAAGAGCCTAGCCAAGTATTGATGGCGTTGATGAACCAGATCGTTGACGAAGGTCGTCGATTTGCAAGTGCGGCTGATTTAAAAGTTAGCGATATGAGCGCTCAGTCCCCAGTTGGGACTACCTTAGCTATTCTTGAGCGCACATTGAAAGTTATGTCAGCAGTTCAAGCGCGTATTCACTTTGCGATGAAACGAGAGTTCCGACTCTTACGCGACATTATTCGTGATTGCACACCGCCTGATTATGACTATGAACCAGTACAGGGTAAGGCCGCTGTAAAACAGTCTGACTATGACGATGTAGATGTCATACCTGTTAGTGATCCAAACGCCGCAACAATGGCGCAAAAAGTTGTTCAGTATCAAGCAGTAATGCAGATGGCTGCTGCTAATCCACAGATATACGACCAAGTGGAACTTAATAGGCAGATGTTGGAAGTTTTAGGTATTAAGAACATAGGCAAACTTATACCTAGCTCTGACGATCAGAAGCCGCATGACCCTGTGACTGAGAATATGAACGTCATTAATGGCAAACCCGTTAAAGCGTTTATTTATCAAGATCATGAAGCACACATTAAGGTACACACGATGGCTATGCAAGACCCAAAAATCTTGCAACTCATGGCACAAAACCCCAAAGCGCAGATGATTCAGGCCGCTGCTTTGGCGCATATCAACGAGCATATAGCCTTTGCGTACCGTAAACATATTGAAGAACAACTTGGTATACCTCTACCAAAGATGGACGAGCCTATGGAGAAAGAAGTGGAAGTCGAGTTCTCCAGACTCATGGCAGAAGCCGCAACCAAATTGTTCCAGAAAGACCAAGCCGAAGAGGCACAAAAGCAAGCTGCGGCAGCAGCACAAGACCCTGTTATGCAGATGCAACTGCAAGAACTCCAGATCAAAGCCCGCGAAGCAGACATCAAGGAGAAAAAACTTGCTTTGGATGCAGCAGCACAGGCAGACAAAATACGTATCGAGGAAGCTCGCATCGAAGCACAGAAAGAAATCGCTGGTGTACAAGCGGGCATTAAAGCCGCTAAAGACAAAGCTGAGCATGATAGCCGTGTGGAATCCGATGGCGTTAGGCTTGGAATTGACATTGCAAAAGGCAAAAAACAGCATGAGTTGGATATG